AATTCGCAAGTCATCCAGTGGGTCGGCGGGGGTGGCCTTAACGGCGGGAGTGATGGCGGTTTCGGGATCAGTGTACTAAACGCAGGCGAAGTCGTGTTTTACGCCAACAACTATGGCGTAGTAACTTTCAGGGCTGGACATTCCAGCAACAATCCAACTTTAGGATTCTTTGGTGCCACCGCTGTTGCGAAGCCCGCAGGTGCTAATCAGGCGGCTATCACGAACAGCACAGGCGGAACCCGCGACGGTACGTTGGCAGACGTGGGCGCGACCTTTAACCAAGCAACCCTGAACAACAACTTCACCGACTTACACGCCCTTGTTGACGAAATCAGGACGGCGCTCGTCAACCTTGGTCTGATGAAAGGCAGCGCCTGATGACTGACATGATCATTATTCTTACCCCCCGCGAGCAGGAAGCCATCGCCATTGTCTGCGACTTGGCGCTGAAGTATGCGGGCAACAACGCCTTGCACACGGTTTTGGCCGTGCATCAGGCCATGAGCAGGGCGCAAGTTGCGACGCCCGACACAGAGCGAAAAGTCGAGCAATGAACGGCGATCTCATAACGCTCGCGCGGGGTGAGGTGGAGGCGGTAAACGCACAGGCGGGGGCTAGCTGATGTTAGGTGTCGAGGCCCTAGGCGTTTTTGCGCTGGGCCAGGCCGAACCGTGGACGCTGAAGGGACTATCCCGCCGCGCGCGCGGAAAGACACGAGCGGGCGACGTTGAAGTTGAAATTGTCAAACCGGCAAGGCGCAAAAAGCATGCGCCAGTCTCGCCGGAAATCAAGGCCATGCTGGCAGCGCAGCAAATTCGCAAGGAAGTGCTGCGCCGCGACGACGAGGATGCGATTGCCATCCTTCTCATGACAACACATTAGAAAGGACTTCGCATGCTTGTTCATCGGCTCGTGTCGGCAGCGGCATCAACAAACGCAACGCTGGTAAACGGCGGATATACCAAGCTGCACGGCTTCAACCTCGCCAACGCAGCGGCTGCTGTGCGTTATCTTAAAATCTACGACACGGCCACGGCGCCGACGATTGGCACTGACACGCCAATTGCAACTTTTCATTTGCCAGCCAACAGCGTCAACGGCGGGGTCATCAACGTTGATTTTGCCAGCAACCCCATTCACCTGCGTTTCGGGCTTGGCTTTGGGCTGACCAATCTTTTGGCCGATAGCGACACAACGGCACTGACCGCTGCCGACGTAGTAGCGTTGAACCTGATTTACTCAAGGTAGGAGTGTACATGACTGACATACTGGCACGGGAAGCTGCCGAAATTGAAGAGCTGGAAAAGGATGACGCGCCTGAGCAAAAGGCATCCGATCCCAGCTTAAAGCCGACTGCGAAGACAGGCCAAGCCGACGAACCACAAGCCGATAGCGATGAGGCTGATGCAGACGGCGAGCAGGGTGCCCGCAAAGTAACGGTCAAGGCGTTGCGCGAAGAGCGGGATGCCGCGTATCGCGCACGCCAGGAGATGGAAGCGCGTTACGCGCATGACATGGCAAGGCTCAACGAGCGGCTGGCCATCATTGCGCAGCAATCCACGCAGCGTCAGGCCGAGGCGCAGCGTTCTGCTGATATACCGGACATCAACACGGACCCCATTGGGCATTTTCAGGCCAAGCAGGAAATGCTCGAGCGCCAGCTCGCAGAAGCGCGACAGTACCAGCAGCGCCAGATGCAGATGACGGAACAGCAGGGGCATCTGCAGAAAATCGGCGCCGAGGTGTCGCGCCTTGAACAAGAATTTACAAAGTCGACGCCGGACTATCCGCAGGCGCAGCAGCATCTCTTTACAACATGGGCCAACGAGGCTCAGGTGCTGGGTGTGTCCGCAGAAGAGGCAATCAAGTTCTATTCCATGCAGATCGTGCAGCGCGCCGCGCAACTGAACAAGAATCCGGCGCAGGTAGCCTACGAACTGGCAAAGGAACGCGGCTACGGGCGCGATCAGGCGAGGCCGGTTGCGCAACCGACAAGCCCCAAGGGGCCGAGCCTTGATACGATCCAGAAAGGTCTTGCGGTATCCAAGTCCACGAGTGCTGCCCCAGGCAAGGCCGCACAGCCGGGCGCACCGACCATCGAGGCATTGCTTGCGATGGACGACGACGAATTTGCGAAGAACTATGGTTCTCGCGACGCGCAATCATGGTCGCGCGACGTGGAACGCATCATGGGCCTTCGCTGAAGACTTTCAAGCCCGTCAACACGGGCAGTCGGTTGGCCGCGTCAAAGGCTGGTCACGTCAGACCTAAAACGGCACGCGCCGGGCCAGCGGCGTAAAACAAGGCACTCCGACTTGCTTCTCGTCAAAGGGCACGACGCCGCGCGTTCGCGGCACTTGATCCCAACCCACGAGACAGGAGTGCCTTCAAATGGCAGTTTCCAACTATGGGGTGAACAACCCCCTCGCGGTCAAGCTTTGGTCCAGAAAGCTCTTTTACCAAGCTCTCCGCGAAACTTACTTCTCACGCTTCCTTGGCAAAACTTCCGATTCACTTGTGCATTGGAAGGACGAAACGAAGAAGACGGCAGGCGACCGCATCCGCATCGGCCTGCGCATGCAGCTCTCGGGCAGCGGTATTGCTGACGACGACACGTTGGAGGGCAACGAAGAGGCCCTGACAACATATACTGACGATCTGCTTATCTCGCAGCTTCGCCATGCAACACGTTCTGCTGGCAAAATGTCAGAACAGCGCGTGCTGTTTGACGTTCGTCAGGAAAACATGGACGCCCTTGCGGACTGGTTTTCAGACCGCATGGATTCGTGGTTCTTCAATCAGCTTGCGGGCAACACCGCGCAGGCCGACACGAAGTACACGGGGATGAATGCGACCGTGGCGCCGTCCACGAACAACATCATCTTTCCGAACACAAACATTGCAACAGGTGATCAGTCGCTTTCGACAATCGACACGTTCACCACATCGTTGCTCGACCGCGCTCTTGTGCGCGCCAAGACGATGGACGATCTGGGCCAGCCCCTCATCCGTCCGTTCAAGATTGGCGGCCAGCAGAAATATGTAGCCTTCTTGCATCCAAACCAGGTGTACGCCCTGCGCCGTGAAGCCACGGCTGCCACCGTCACATGGTTTGAAATCAACCGCTCTGCGTTGTCAGGCGGCATGAATGAAGGTGCTGACGCGCTCTACAAGGGAAGCCTTGGCGAGTACAACGGTATCATCATCCATGAGGCTACGCGCGTTCCGCAGGGTGTCAACACCGTCACTTCGGCGGCTGTTGCCAACACCCGTCGTGCAATCTTCTGCGGCGCACAGGCTGCAGTTTTTGCAACGGGCCGCGACACGTCTGCGCCGGACGAGAAGATGTCGTATGTCGAAGAGACATTCGACTACGGCAACCAGTTGGGTGTTTCGGCTGGCGTCATTGCTGGCCTGAAAAAGACCCGTTTCAACTCCGCAGACTTCGGGACGATTGTCATCCCGACGTATGCGGCTGCACCTTAAGGGAGGGCTGAACCATGCCTGACGTAACTCATGCAAATAGCCCTGCCTTGGTTGGCACCACGGTCAACGTGACTGCTTCCCATGAAGGGCTTAACGCCGTTCCGTTCAACTTCGTTGCGGGCGGTGTCACAGTCTCGACGTCTACGATCATTTTTCTTGCAAAGATCCCGCACGGCGCAACCATCACGGGGCTCAATATGAGCGCGTGGGCGCCTGCGGCAACGCAGATGTCGCTGGATGTTGGGCTTGTCGGCGAAAGCTCGCTCGACTTCCTTGTTGACGGGACCAACATCTCGGCAACGGGCGGAACGGCGAACCTGACGGTGCGCGCAGGCGCACTGCCGCACTTTGTCTCGCTCAGTGACGATACGCAGCCGCGTTTTCGTTACCTGCAGTGCAAGGTGGTTTCGACCACTTCGGCAGAAGTCTCAATGATCGTGCGCGGCACCGTTGAATATGTGATGGGCCGCCCGACAATCGGCAACTAACCACTGGGGGAAGGCTTTACGGCCTTCCCCTTTTTTTCTTGGGAGCGAGGATGCAATACAAGACTGTTTCTGAAGTCCTGCAGGAAGGCGCGGCCTATCATCGACAGGCGCAGGAAGCGGGCGGGGAAATGTCCCGCGATGACCGCAAGAAGCTCTACGCAAAGGCAGAATACTGCTACCAGTTTTGCCTTGAGCACGATGCCGAAAATGAGATTGTGCTAGGCGCCATTGGCAGTCTTTACATCGAAGTCGGCAAATGGGGCCTTGGCGTGTCGCTTTTGCGGGCGGCGTGTCGATTGGCCCCGGAAGAGCCTGCGAACTGGAATGCACTCGGGGCAGGCTATCGGCGATGCCACAAGCTGACAGAGGCGCGTGAAGCGTTCCAGAAGGCAATGAATTTGCCCATCAATGACACGTTGAAGGCGCAGATTGCGCATAACATGGCGTCAACGTACATCAACGAGGGCGAGGCCGAGAAGGCGATTGAGTGGGGGCTAAAGGGGCTGGAAAGCGACCCCGACAACCAGCACATCAAATTTAACATGGGGCTTGCCTATCTGGAACTGGGCGACTACGCCAAGGGGTGGGACGGCTACGAGCTAGGCCGCATGGCCACGACTTGGGTGCGCAATTACAGCCATCCCGGACGGATTGTCGAAAAGTGGAACGGCGAGCCGGGCAAGCATGTCGTGGTCTATGGCGAGCAGGGGGTAGGCGATGAAATCCTGTTTGCCCATGCTATCCCGGACTTGCTGAAAATCAGCAAGAGCGTTGTCATTGAGTGCCACCCGAGGCTTGTCAGCCTGTTCAAGAATTCGTTCCCGGAATGCCCTGTTTATGGAACCCGAAAGGAAGAAAACATTGACTGGCCGAGCAATCACGAACTGGATGCAAAAGTTCCCATCGGCAGCCTGCATCGCTTCTTTCGACGCAGCGCCGCAGAGTTTCCGATCTATCCTCATGGCTACATCAAGCCCGATCCCGCTCTTGTGGGCAAGTTTGCTAACAAGTCAGGAAAGCTTAGGGTTGGCGTAAGCTGGATTGGCGGAACGCGCGACACGCATGTTGCGTTGCGTTCCATGCCGCTGGAAACACTGGCGCCCATTCTTGGCCTTCCGGGCATCGAGTTTGTCAGCCTGCAATATACGGAACACGCGGGCGAGGAAGTCGAGCGCGTCAGGGCAAAGCATGGCTGGGACATCAGCCACAACAGCGAGATGAACGCCGACCTTGACCAGCTTTTCGGCTGCATTGCCGGGCTTGACGTCGTGGTGACGGTCCTGACAAGCAACGTGCATTTTGCCGGTGCGCTTGGTGTCCCTGCTTGGTGCCTGACGCCCATCAAGGCGCCGTGGCAATTCACGCAAAAAACAATGCCTTGGTATCCGCAGCATCGTCTGTACCGGCAGGAAAGCCACGGGCAGTGGAGCGACGTGATTGATCGCATTGCCAGCGACCTGAAAGCGTTGACACGACGGCAGGCCGCAGAATGAGCGCATGAACAGGAGCACTTATGCATCGCATATTCATTGGAGCAGACGCTAGGCAAGTTGTTTCTCTTTCAACCCTGATTTGGTCAATAACCAAGCATGCGAAAGAGCCGGTTTCGATTACACCGCTGGTGCTGGAAGCGTTACCGATCCAGCGTCAGGGGCTGACGCCGTTTACATGGTCGCGCTTCCTCGTTCCTCACTTGTGCAACTACGAGGGCTGGGGGCTTTTTCTTGACGCGGACATGATGTGCAATGGCGACATCAGCGAAGTGTTCAGGCTCGCTGAAGACACAAAGGCGGTGATGGTCATGAAGGACCAGCCCGCGTTTGAGTGGGCCAGTGCCATTCTGTTCAACTGCGCGCATCCGGCGAACAAGGTGCTGACGCCGGAATTCATCGACGATCCGACAACGAACAACCTGCACAAGATCGGCTGGCTGTCGCCCGACTTCATCGGCAATCTGCCGAGGGAATGGAATGTCTGCGTGCCTTATACCGGAAGTCCGCCCGATAATCCGAAGCTGGTTCACTTCACGCAAGGCGTGCCTCATTGGTGGGAAACACGCAACCAGCCTCACGCAGATAAGTGGGTTGACTACGCAAAGGAAGCCATCGGCGCGACCGTGTCATGGTGGGAACTGATGGGCCGCAGCGTGCATCGGGATGGCGTGGTTGATCGCCTGATCCGCACGGGTGAAGTGCGGGACCACGAGGACTACGCGCGCAAGGCGGGCCTGATTGCGAGTGCTGCCGAATGAGTGAGGCAATCAAAACGGATCTGGAAACGGAATTGGCCCTGCGCTTGTTTGAGCGCAACGCAACAGACATAAAGTTACGCATTCAAGAGTGTGAGCAAATAGTTAGGGAAGTATCACTGCGCATTGTCTTGCAAGCGAAATACAAGCGAAATGCTGTAGCAGTGGATTTGTTGTTGCCCCTTGCTGATTTCAACGAAGTAGGCGTGGGCGGGTTTGCCGATTTAATAATCGAAAACGCAGAGTATCAAGTTGAAAAATTAGAAATTGCAAAAGCGGAAAAAAGTATTGAGGAGAAAATAAAAAAAAGACGCGAAAAACTTAAACGTAAAAAGAAATGGCGCGAGTTTTTCGCTGAACATCCTTTGTTAGGTGCATAATGACACTCATCAGTGACGACTATCGCAAGCTGAACGCGCAACTGCACCTTGAGGCCCCCGACTGGGGCCGTCAGTCGATCAAATACTGGCAAACGGTCAAGGACTTGGCTGATCGCGTCGGCACAAAGTCGATGCTGGACTATGGCTGCGGCAAACAAATGCTCAAATCAGCACTGGAACCGTTCGGCTACGAGGTGCTGGGCTATGATCCGGCCTTTCCGGCCCTATCAGCACCGCCAGAACCAGCGCGGCTCGTGATCTGCACCGACGTGCTTGAACATGTCGAGCCTGAGTGTCTGGACGCCGTGCTTGAAGACCTGCACCGCGTCACGCTGGATGTGGCCTTGATCGTCGTTGCCACGCGCGAGAGCGGTCGAAAGATGCCGGACGGGTCAAGCCCGCATCGCATCGTGAAGGACCAGGCGTGGTGGATCGACAGGATTGGCGAGCGCTTCAAGAAACTGCAGACGCTGCAGAAAGATGAAAACGTTTTTGGCTTGCTGGTAACGCGCAAATGACTCAAAGATTTGCAAGGCGTCGGGGGCGCTTGGCGGCAGCAAAAATTGAATCAAAGCCTGAGCCTCAATCAAAGCCTGTCGAGGCAGCGCCCGCGAAGAAGAAGCGCGGCAGGCCACGAAAAAAGGAAGCTGTTTCATGACCACTTATGGTGCGATGCAAAGCCGGATTGCCGACGAACTCGACCGCACCGACCTGACCACGCAGATCCAGCAGGCCATCAAGACAGCGATTGCGAAATATGATCGCAAGCGTTTTTTCTTCAACGAAAGCCGGTCGGTGACGTTCAACACCGTGGATGGTCAGGAATTCTACACTTCGGCTGACGCATCTGCCATTCCCACGCTGCTGTTCATCGACAATGTGAAACTTACCATTTCGGCGTCTGACAAGATTGACCTTGAGCCGCGTTCCTACGGTGAACTGGAATATCTGAGCACCAACAGCGTGACGGACGAGGGGCAGCCCACTGCTTATGCGTATTATTCTAAGCAGCTTCGATTGTATCCGATCCCGGACGATGCTTACCCGATCCGCATTTCGGGTGTGTTTGCCCTGTCAGACCTTTCAGCCAGCGCGGACACGAACGCATGGATGACGGATGCCGAAGCGCTCATTCGCGCAAGGGCCAAGCGGGAAGTCTACACGCACGTCATTCGTGACCTTGAAGGGGCGCAGGCCATGGCGCAGGCAGAGGCCGAGGAATTGCAGAGCCTCAATCAGGCCACCAATGCGCGCGGCATGACGGGCACCATCTTCCCTACGGAATTTTAAGCCATGAAGCTGGAATTCGGACCATGGCTGCCCGACTTGCCCCCCTTGGGTAATCCTGGCACGACAGAGGCGCGCAACGTGGTGCCGTTTGCCAAGGGCTATCTGAGCTGGCGTGCGCTTAGTCCCTATTCGGCTGCGCTGACGGGACGCTGTCAGGGCGCGTTTGCAGTCAAAGACAATTCCGGCACCGTGCATGTCTATGCCGGTGACCCCACCAAGCTCTATAAGCTGTCGGGCACCACTTATAACGATGCCACGCGGTCATCCGGCGGTGCCTATGCGACGCCTGCGGACGGCCAATGGCGTTTTGTCAAATACGGGACGCTGGGCATTGCAGTCAACGGCGCAGACGTGCCGCAGTCCATCACGCTGGCTTCGGGCACCAACTTTGCCGCGCTGTCTGGCTCGCCGCCAACGGCAAAACACATTGCAGTGGTGCGCGAATTTGTTGTCATGGGGAATGTCACCGGCGCGTTCAATCGCGTTCAATGGTCGGCGTCCAATTCGGCCACGGGCTGGACGACGGGGGTGAATGAAAGCAACTATCAAGACATCCCCGACGGCGGCAGCGTGATGGCCATCGTAGGGGGTGAAGTCGGCTATGTATTCCAGGAACGTCAGATCGTGCGCATGGTGCGCGTTCCTGCGCCGATCACGTTTCAGTTTGACGTTGTTGAACAAGCGCGTGGGGCGCTCGCAGCCTACAGCGTCACGCCCGTTGGCAATGGCGTATTCTACCTTGCGGCAGACGGATTCTACTTTTTCGACGGCGTGCAGTCTCGCCCCATCGGGGAAAACGGCATTGACCAGACATTCTACAGTGAGGTGAATCGCACTGCGATGGACCGTGTAACGGTGGCCGTCGATCCGGTGCGCAAGCTGGTTTTTGTCGCCTATCCGACAGGTGGTGGTGGCCAGCCCAACAAGGTGCTAGTCTGGCACTGGCCGGAAAATCGGTGGTCCTACCTCGTGCAGGATTGCCAGATTCTTTACAACCACCTGTCGCTAGGCACGGGGCTGGATAGTCTTACGGGCACGCTGGAAAACCAAGGCATTTCGTTTGATGCCACCGTGTATCAAGGCGGCAATCAGTCCATCGGGGCGTTCAATTCCAGCAATCAGCTTGCGTTTTTCAACGGCAGCACCTTGCCTGCCATCATCACGACGGCAGAGGGTCAGTTAAGCGAGACGGGCCGGGCGCAAGTTCAGGCGGTGACGCCTTTGATCGACACAAACGCGGCAACTGTCGCCATGGGGGTTCGCGAAACGCAGAATGGCACCGTCACCTATGGCTCTGAGAGCAGCCAGCGCTCCACTGGTGTATGCCCGGTGCGCTCGACCGGGCGCTTTCATCGAGCGCGGGTGACGGTGCCTGCTGCGACCACGTGGAACTATGCACAAGGGGTTGACATCATTGACGTTGTGGGGGCTGGCAGGCGGTGACGACAAATTTCCTGCGCATTCGCAAACTCGCCTTTCAGCCTTCGCCGCGTGACATTGCAGACATCGTCAATCAGCTCGTAAGCCTGACTCATCAGGAAACAGGGCCGCAGCGGGTAGGCGTTCTGGCTAGCGTGACGGCGGCAACCTATACGGTGCTGGACAACGATTACTTCATCCCAATCGACACGACATCCAACAACGTGACCGTGACCTTGCCGCCAAAGGCGACCAGCGGCGGGCGTGTCCTGAAGTTCAAGCGGATTTCAGCCGGAGCCAACACGCTGACGATCGACGGTGACAGCAGCGACACGATTGACGGTGCCGCAACGCGCACCATCACCAATCAGTATGACGGGTTTGAACTGACATGTGACGCGAGTGTCGGTTGGTATGTGACAGGCGTCATGAATTAAGAGGACACAATGCCAATGCTCGGAAAAATGATTGCAGGCGAAATGCCTGGTCAGCAGATGCCGCAATACGCCGCCAATTTTGGTGCGCCCGCCAATTATTTCGAGGGCAATCAGTTGATGATTCCCGGTGCGCCGCAAGGTATGGCGCTCATGCCTGGTCAGGGCATGGGGCAGACACCCATTGCAAACCTTCTGCAGATGCTGATGCAAGATCCGCAGGCCATGGCGGAAATGATGCAGCGCATGGGAATGCGATGACAGTCCAGACGCAGGCGGAGTTCAAGTTTTTTCAGCTTCCGCCTGACACGATTGATGCGCTGTGGCCTGCGATCCGCCATCGTGTTGCCTCTGGCGTGGAACGTTCAAGCGGCAGGCTGACGGAAAAGGCCGCTTATGAGTTGCTGCGTTCCGGCCAATGGCAGTGCTGGACCTACTGGGAAGGCCCCAAGTGCCTCGCTGTTGTCATCACGCGCATCAACATTGAAAGCAGCGGCATGAAGTCGCTTGAAGCCATCATGGCTTCTGGCGACCACCGCGACCGCTGGCAACGGTTGGCGGTCGAAACGCTGAAGCGGTTTGCAAAAGCCGAAGGCTGCAAATTGCTGGAACTGATCGCGCGGCCTGGCTGGGAGCGCGTGTTCACGGAATTCAAGAAAACGCATGTCATGCTAGAATGGAAGGTTGAATGATATGGGCGGCAAGTCAAACAAGCAGACCGCGACGCAGACGAATGACCCATGGGCGCCCGCTCAAGGCGCGCTCAAGGACATTCTGAATCAGGCCGGGCAGCTCTATGGGCGCGGTACGCAGTTTGCACCGTTTTCCACCGTCGTTCCGTTTTCCAACCAGACAGAGCAGGCGCTGCAGGGCATCGAGGGCCGCGCCTCGATGGGCAACCCGTTGTATGGGCAGGGACAGGCTGCGTTGACAGGCGGGCTCGATACGCTGTCGCGCACGGCATCAGGCGAGTTCCTCAACAGCAACCCTTATCTGTCGCAGATGTTTAACGCGATGAGCGGTGAGGTGTCTGACGCCGTCAACTCGCAATTCAGCGCATCGGGCCGCACGGGCAGCCCCGCGCATGCGGGCGTGATGACGCAGCAGCTTGGCAATTTGGCTTCCAACATCTACGGACAGGACTACGCCCGCGAGCGGCAAAACCAGTTGAGCGCTGCAGGCATGATGCCAAGCTATACCAGCGCCCTGCCTGCCTATCAGGCGGCGGGATATAATGATCTGAATGCGCTGATGGGCGTTGGCCAGATGCGCGAGGGCAAGGCGGCAGAGACGTTGCAGGACCTGCTGGACCGCTTCAACTTTTCGCAAAACGCGCCGTGGGAAAACCTGCAGCGTTACGCGGGCCTTGCGACAGGCATTGGCGGCATGGGCGGAACAAGCGTTTCAACGCAAAAAACAAAAAGCAATCCCTTCGGCCAAGTGCTTGGGGGGCTGTTTGGCGCTGTTGGGGCGCTGAAAGATACGGGCGCCTTTGGCCCGGCTGGCTGGCTGTTTGGGAAGTAAGTCATGAAAACACCGTTTTACCTTGAAGCGCCCGAAGCCGACAAAGCAAAGCCTTCGTTCTGGCAGCGGCTTTCGGCAGGCATAGACCGCACGCCGTCAGAAAGTTTCTACGGGCTGGCAACGGCGCTATCTTCGCCTGGCAACTTTGGAACAAATCTGGCGAGCGGCTTGGCAAGTTTTGGCAAGGGCTTTGCCGACATGAGAAAGCGCCAGAGCCTCGCATCTGCCTTTGACAGCATGGCGGCTGACATTCCGGAAAGCCAGCGGCCTATCTTCGAGCAGATGGTGCAAAGCAATCCTGAAGCACTGATGGGCATGGCGGCAGAGCGCATGTTTGCAAAGCCTGCCGAACAATGGAAGGGCATTGACGTCGATGGCGACGGACGCAACGACTTCCAGCAGAGCAGTTTGACAGGCGAATTCAAGGACATTCCAAAAACGCTGGCTGAAGAAGAGCGATTGCGCAGGGCTGGCGCGTCAAGCGTGACTGTCAACAATCTGCCCGCTGAACTTGGCGCGCGAACGGCAATGGGTGAAGGTTTTACCGCTAATTACGATGACATAAAGCGGCGCATAGAAAAGTTCTATGACGGGCCGTTAGGACAGCAAGCTGTCCGTCGCGGTCAAATGATTTTTAACACGGGCGAAGGCGGCAAGCTGTGGGCAGACGTTGAAACTGGCAAAGAGGCTTTAGTGCGCACTTTGACGGGTGCTGGCATGGCGCAAGCAGAAGCGGAAAATCAGGCCAGCCGTTATGCGTTAAGTCCTTACGACACGAAATTTGATGCTCTGCAGAAAGTTGAGCGCTTGTACCGCGATTTGAACAACGTGGCTCGGGGTGCGTATGGCGCAAGAGGACGAACGTACACGCCACCGCCAGCAGGCAGTAACGTTGGGCAATCACCATCTATTCCGGATTGGGCGAAATAATGCCAAAGCCAACACAAGCCGACATCGACTATCTTAAAGCAAATCCAGAGTCAGCGGAAAAATTCCGCGCGCACTTTGGGATGCTGCCGAACGAGATGGCCGCGCAGCCAGCGCCAGCGCGCACTAAAAACGCAGGCAACTCTTTGGACGAATTGAAAACGCTGTACCAGCAGCGCCAGCGTGCTGGCGCAAAGCCGGAAGAGTTGTCTGCCATTGCAGACCAGTATGTAGCCAAAGAGCAGGAACAAGGCGGCTTTGGGCTGGCTCTTGACGACACTATGCGAACGCTGGCGCGTGGTACGGTCGGATCCGGTGGCATCCTTGATGAATTATCGGCAAAAACGTCAGAGCTTTTTGGTGGCAATTATGACGAAGCTCTCGATTATGAACGAGCGCGCAATCGAAACGTTGATAAGCGTTTTCCGCTGGTATCCACGGGTTTGCAAGTTGCGGGTGGTATCGCTAGCACTCTGGCTGGCATGCGTGCCCTTGGCATGGGCGCGGCTGGCGTAAATTCCGGCGTGCCCATTGCGCAGCGCGCTGCAACAGGATTGATGGTTGGTGCGCCTGTCGGTGCCGTTGACGCTTTCACGCGCGGCGAGGGTGGTTTTGAAAACAGACTGTATGATGCTGCACTCGGTGCCGTGCTGGGCGGCGCGACTGGCGCCGCAGCACCACTGATCGGGCAGGGCATCAGTAGCGCCTATCAGATTGGCAAAAACATGCTAACGCCCAGTGCGCGATTTGGGCGCATTGGTGTTTCTAAACCAGTAGGCGAAGAGCTTGTGGATTTTCTTGGCGGCGATGCCAGCAAGACAGGACTTGCTCGCATCCGAGCAGCCGGTCCCGACGCCATGCTGATGGATGCAGGGCCAAACGCAATTGGCCTTGCAGATGCTGTTATTCAAAAACGGGGACCTGGCGCTAGCGCGGTTGCTGATGCCGTAGCAAATCGGGCAAAGCGATCGTCAAAAAATCTTGTGCAGACGATGGATCGCACCTTCGGCGCGCCAGAAGGCGTTGCTGCGCAGATAACGGCAACTCGCGAGGGATCGGCAGCCGCTCGCGATATTGCCTACAAGTCAGCATACGACAAAGCAATTGACTATTCGTCAGAGCAAGGCCAGAAGATTGAATCCCTGTTTAAACGCATCCCAAGTGAAGCGTGGGGCTATGCTAACAAGCTGATGAAGGTAGAAGGCAGCAAGTCTAAGCAAATCCTTTTTGACATAGCCGAGGACGGCACGGTTACAATCAAATCTATGCCAGACGTGCGACAGCTTGATTACGTCAAACGCGCCATTGATGCCGTAGCGGATGAAGCGGATGGCAAGGGAAAACTTGGCGGTCAGACGGCAATGGGCCGCGCGTTCAAAAAGCTTGCCATCGATTTACGAAATGGCATCAAGGACGCGGTTCCAGAATACGCAAATGCCCTCAAATCTGCGGCTGACCCTATCTCGAAGATTGAGGGCATCAAGCTGGGAACGAAAGTGCTCAACCCTGCATTTACGAGGGCGGAACTGAAGGAATCGCTGGAAGGCATGACCGGACCTGAGCGTCAGGCGGTTATTAGCGGCGTCCGCGCCCAGATCGATGAAATGATGTCAAATGTGCGCAGCACAGCTTCAGATCCCGACAACGCAGCTCGCCAGCTCGACAAGATGGTGCGGGAACTGACGTCGGATGCGGTGCGTAAGAAAATTGGCTTGGTGCTCAACGATCCGAAAAAGACGATGCAATTTTTTCGCGAAATTGGACAAGCGTTCAAGTCAGCTCAGTTGCGTGCAGGCGTTGCGGGCAATTCAAGAACGGCAACGCGAACAGCGGCCATGACGGGTATTGACGAAAGGCTGCAGCCTGGCGTCATCGGCACGGCTATGGAAGGAAATCTTCCCGGCGCATCAAGGAAGGCAATTCAAATTGCAACAGGTGCAACGCCACGCCAGCAGCGTCTGCGCAACAATCAGCAGTGGTTGGAATTGGGGAGGTTGTTGACGGAAAAGCGCGGGCGTGAGGCTGAAGAATTGCTGCGCAAGTTGATTGCAGCGGGAAACAGCCGGGCTGCGTCAAGGGCGACAGGTAAGAGCATCGGCACGCTCGGGGCCGGGACTGTTGCCGGTGTAAATCCGCAGATTGTGGAGCAGGTCAACTAGACCGCTTTTGTTTTAGCCACTTCATCAGCTCCGTGACCAACTGGTCAGCCTCGGTGTCAATGCCCATCCAATAACCGCTGGCAAGCCCAAGCGTGCAGAACGCAACGGTCATGCCAAAAAATGCGCCAAGCAGCCCTGTTTGGCCCAGCCAAAGATAAATAAAGCCGTGCCCTCCAAAAAGAGCGGCAAGTGCAAGAGTTTGCCTCACCCAGTGCCGGTTCATTGCCAAACGATACGCGAGTTTGTTTGGCCGGTCAAACACCGCCGGCAGGAGTTAACCTTATGGACCAGCAATTGCTTCAGCGCCTGCGCGCCATCCGCGCAGAGCCGCCAAAGGAAAGCGCGCCCGTTGTTGACTTGAATCAGCTTGTCGAGCGCATGCGCGAACCACCGCCCGAACCTATTGACGACAGGGTGCCCAGATTCGGCACCGTTCTGGCTCGGCTGCTTTTTCCCGTACAGAGGAACCGATAATGGCCGTAAAAGACTGGTCAACGACCGCCGCCGACAATGACGATGCGGACAGCACCATCAACTGGCTTGAGGGCCAAGCGCCTTCAACCGTGAACGACAGCGCGCGCGCCATGATGGCCGCGCTGAAGTCCTGGTATAATCTGATTGACGCGGGAACGATTTCCAACGGCACGGTTGGTGGCACGGCCAACGCCATCACGCTCACCTGCTCACCCACTGTTTCCGCTCTGGCGGCGGGCCAGCGTTATTTGTTCAAGTACACAAGCACCGGCAACACGGGCGGCGTCACGCTGAACGTGGATGGGCTTGGTGCTGCGGCTATTCAATTCAAGGGCGCGGCACTGGTGTCGGGTGACATTGCAACCAATGATTGGGTGCTGGTCACGCATGACGGCTCGGTGTTTCAAATGTTGAGCGAAACGCGCGTTTCCAGCCGGGCGGTGCTAGATGCAAGCGTGACGACGGCAAAGATTGCTGACAACGCCGTGACGACGGCAAAGCTTCTTGACCTCAACGTCACGACGGGAAAGATTGCTGATGGCGCAGTAACAGCAGGGAAAATCGCATCCGACGCCGTGACGACGGCAAAGCTTCTTGACCTCAACGTCACGACGGGAAAGATTGCTGATGGCGCAGTGACAGCGGCCAAGCTTGCGGCCAATCAAGGTATCTGCAAAGTCGCGGTGGAGTGGGGCGGCGATACGGCAGGGGCAAACAAAACCCTGTATCAAAGTTTAAACGTCAGCACGGTTGCAGATAATGGAACCGGTGACTTTACCGTCAATTTCACGACTTCGTTTGCCGCCTCTGCTTATTCGGGCGGGCATTTGTGCGGCTTCAACACTGGCGGCACCATAATGAGCATCAAAGGTTATAATGATAACACGACAAAAACGGCAAGTGCCTATCGCGTTATAACGTCTACGGGTGGAAACGCGGCGGATCAAAGCATTTCAAGCCTCGTTCTGTTTGGCCCGCAATGAAGGCGATCATGTATACCCGTCATGACGGCGGCATATCGGTCTGCTATCCGTCGCAGGATATTTTCGACATCATGCAGTGCGGCGGTTACTGGGATGACCGCCCGGCGGGGTTTGTACAAGCGCAGATTGATCGGCAGATTGCGAGCGGCATTCACCCGGATCACGCAGCAGCATTTGCGCGCGCGGTAGCGTTTGGCGGCTGTTCCGAGGCCGAAGCGTGGCGCATTGTGCGCGACAGGGACTGCGGGCGGCACGGCTATCATCACGAGCTTATTGATACCGAGGCGCTGCCGGATCGCTGGTTTCGCAATGCGTGGGTTCGCGGCCATAACGGCGGCCCAGTCTACATCAGCTTAGAGAAAGCGCGGCCTTTGCAATGGCAAAACGTTGTTGCAGCTATTTACGCCGAGAATAGCAGGCGCGAAAAGGATCTTTTCGGCAAGCCGCCTGTCAGGCTGCAACGACAAACGTGGCAACGAGCCATCAGCAACGCGCGCGACACTGACGAATTGCGCCGCGTGTTGCCGACTTTTGATTAGGGTCAAGCATGCTCACCGAACGCAGCTTGAAGGCGCTGAAAGGCGTCCATCCTGATCTTGTGCGCGTGGTCAAGCGCGCCGCCGAATTGTCACCGACACCTTTTATCGTCACTGAAGGCCTGCGCACCTTGGCCCGGCAAAAGGAACTGGTGGCCAAGGGTGCCAGCCGCACCATGAACTCGCGCCACCTGACCGGCCACGCCATCGACTTCGTCCCCGTCATTGGCGGCAAGATCACTTGGAAGTGGCCTGCGTTCCTGCCGGTGGCCAGTGCCTTCAAGCAGGCCGCTCAAGAATTGAAAGTGGTGATCGTCTGGGGCGGCGACTGGCGCACGTTCAAGGACGGGCCGCACATAGAATTAAGTCGAAAGGCATATCCATGAACGAGCTACATCATGAAGTCGGCAAGCTGCAAGGCACGGTGCAAGCGCTGAAATCCGAAGTCACCGCGCTTCGCAGCGAAGTCAACCAGCTTGTTGCCGTCTTGAATCAGGGCAAGGGGGCCAAGGCGGCATTCTTGGTGGGCTATGCCGTGCTCACGTTGCTGGGCGGCTTGCTGGCCTATCTTGGTATCAAAGTCAGCGCCGGGGTGTAGTTATGCCCACGCCGCCCCTGACGCGCGACGTCTGGCTGAAGCGGAAGGCAAAGATTGAAGAAGCGTTGAAGGCGGGCCATCCCCCGCCAGGTTTCGGGGCCAAGGCCGGGGCGCGCGGCGCGGTGTGGCAAGCCGCGAAAGCAATGAAAATCGCGCATCAGACGCTGCAGAGCAATATCGGGCGCGCGGCAGAACTGAATTATCCGCCGATTGATTTTGGATTGTATGTCGGGCCGAAGGAAGACGAAATTGCCCAGCGCACGCCAGACACGGTGCGCACGCGCAATCAAGTCGCGGATCTGAAAAAGCAATTGACCGACGCCTTGAAGAAGATCGCGGATCTGGAAGACATCCGATCCAGTGTATTCGGGCTGCAGCCGGATCGCCTGCAGATCCCGAACTGGCAGACGACGTTGCAGAAAGGCAAGAGCCGCCCCGAGATTGCAACGCTGTTCACGAGCGACTTTCAATGCGGGGAAGTCATCCGCGAAGAGGAACTGGAATACCCCAACAATTATGATCCTGCCATCTTCGCGGAACGCTATCGCCGCTTGATCACCACAACGGTGAAACTCTTGCAGCGCGAAGATCCCGGCATGAGTTATCCGGGCTTCATTTACCTTCGCGGCGGGGACGCCATCAGCGGCAACATTCATGCCGACTTGGCGGAAACGCAAAGCCTGACGAGCGTCGAACAGACGCAGCTTGTGGCCGAAGAAGAAATCCGGGGGCTGGAAGAGCTGCTGAAGGCGGTTCCGAAAGTCACGGTCTACAGCGTGCCTGGCAATCACGATCGAACAACGCCCAAGCCGAGAAGCAAACGCTATGTCGCGCTGTCCTATGACCAACTCGCCATCTGGACCATCGAAAAGTATTTCTCGGCCAAAGGCGAAAGGCGCATCAGCTTCATCACGCCCCCCAGCGGGGACGCTTACTATCAAATCTTTGCCACCAGCTACATGCTCACGCATGGTGACCGGCTCGGAAGCCGAGGTGGCCAAGGATTTGTCGGCCCTGCTGCAACGATTGCACGCGGCATCCAGAAAGTCCGACAGCAGTTCGCACGCATGGGCAAGCCTGTCCATTACGTGCTTACAGGACACTTTCACGTTGCTATGGATCTGCCCAACGGAATAGCCAACGGGTGCCTCGCAGGCTTCAGCGAATATGCAAAATCTGAACTGCGGGTCGAGCCCGAACCGCCTACGCAAACCATGTTCTGGACGCACCCGAAGTGGGGCCTGACAACCATTCGAAGGATCAGGGTGGATCATGACTGACGAAGCGCCAGCCGCCACGATCACCGAGGGCGTCGATGCCCTGCCTTACCCGTTTGCCGACGGTAAGAACCTATCCATGTACATGTGGTGCGTCCAAAACGTAATGCAACATGCCGAGACACCGTTGACGCCCAAGACGCTGGACTTCATCGACATGTTATACGGACGCGTTTTGCAGCATGTGGAAGGCCGTCCGCCTGCGGCAACACTGTCGGTGATCAAATGACGGGCATGCCGAACCGACGTTTCTGCGTGACGGAACAGATCGGGCCGTTTTCCGTGTCCGTGGGGTTTGTCCAAGGAACGCAAGGCGAGTGGGATGTGCCGGTTGAGGTGTTCGTGACGGCGCGCGGCAAGTCGGGGACGGAACTCGACACGCACCTTTATGATATTGGTGTCGCGGCATCGAAGATCATGCAGGGCGAGACGTGACATGCAAGAGCGGTTCGCGGAAATCGCGCGCCGCTACACGCCTGCGTTCATCAAAGTGCGTTTCAAGCGGCGCAAGAACGGCAAGCTGATCCTGAAGCCAGCGCATGCTTGCCTGCAACGCGAGGAAATGCTGGTGCCGCGGCCGGTGACGCTTGAAGCGCTGGTCTACTATCTGCACGAATGCGCGCATTTCCATTTGCGGCATTTCGATCTGGACGAGGGCCGCACGCCTGCCTTGCGCAAACTCTACGCAGGCAGCGCGACGGAAACGGTAGCTCAGCAGGAATACGAGGCAGAAGCCTGGACGATTGCAACGCTCAGACGCGAAGGCATCGCCGTTCCCGCTCACGTCCTCGATGACATGCGCAACTATGTGAAGCAATGCATTGCCGAAAGCGAAGGGCGCATTCCGCGCCGCGTTCGCAAATTCATCAAGTGAAAGGAAAGCCCATGAACTTTAAGCTGATCATTGACGTTATCGTGTCCAGTCTGAATTATTTTCCCGGCCTGAAGACAAAGGTTGCGGCTGTTGCCGCCGTCATCAGCGCCCTGATCGTCGCCGTCAGCGCGGCCTTGTCGGCCTTTGGCTCTGGATTCGTCATCCCATACCTCAACGAAATCAACGCGCTTCTGATCGCGCTGACGGCAGTGGGTGCCGCTAACCAACCGGCCAACAACGAGCCGAAGAACTGATGCTGGCCTACTGGAAGTGGGCTGTCGCGGGGGCGCTTGTGGCGGCGCTCGTGCTGGCAGGCTGGGTGGCGAACGGCTGGCGCATCAGGGCCGCGCAGGCATCGGATCTGCAGAAAGCATTGCGCACGGAAATCGAACGTGCGGTGCTTGCCGATGCCGCGCGCCTGGGCCTCGAGCGCAAAGTTGAAACGCTCAAAGCCATCATTGAAGGCCGCGTGGAAACCGTCAAAGAAACCGTCGTGCGTTATCGCAAACAAAATCCTGCCTGTGATCTGCCTGAGCCTGTCGCTGGCCAGTTGCAGCGCCTTCGACAAGGGCGCGACGTGCCCCCAGCCCCCGCCCAGCCTGCTGATCCCGGCTGAACCGTTGGGCAAGCCGGACGAGAAACCGGCGCGCACGCAAATCGAAGTCGTGAGCCAGTACGTCGAGGACGTGGGCAAATACGA